TCATGCCTGACCCTCTCCTGTTTTTTGTCGATATCGCCTCGAACTTTGCATTGCCTAGCGATCTCCTCAGCGTTGCAGTTCAGGGCAAAATAATGCTCTAAACCTTGGTAAATTTTGGGTAAATCTTCGGGTCTTGGGTCTGTCATGATGTCTTCGATCAATGCCTTAACCTGTGCCTCTCGGATTTCTCTAGGCGTTTCTGAGAAAAAATCCGCCTCTTTCCCGTTCATGGTTTGCTTATCGCTATGGGTTAGCCCTATGGTATATCCATTAAATGAGCATACGATTAAATACTGTCCGATCTTATCTTGTATGACCTCATAATTCTTATTCCCGTGGTAAACCTTGCGACCCTCTGCGAGTGCCTGTTTAATTTCTTCTAATCTCATGATTCAATCTCCGCATAAATTTTTAATTCGTAATCCCTTACCGCATACCCTGTTAGGTTTGGATCATCATCCCTATAAGCGTGATACTCCATAAAAGCCATGGCGTGGCTTTGGTCTGCAAACTCTGCCACCCTCTCACTATCTTTTATCGTGTTTTTATATACATAAAACATAATCAAACCTCCTTTGCTTGTTTAATTTGGTCTAGTGTCATGCCGTGATCTCCCTCTCTTCTCTGCGTTTAATCAATCGGTGTGCATACTTAGGCTGATTGATTCGATAATTTTTTAAATTGCTCATCATTTCTTTTCTGCAATTGCTTGCGGTGGTATCTTCCCATCCATAGCCATAGTTTGACTGAATCACAAATAGGTCTTGGGTTTTGCGTTTATAGGTCATTAGATAATCTCCGCCTTTTTAATTTGTTGGGGTGTTGGATCGTTTAAAGCCCACCATTCTAGGGTTTTATATTTCGGGTTTAATTTGGCAATGTCATAAAGCATGACATCAGCACGGGGGGATTTAAACCCTATGATCTGCCCCTCGTGCCGTGGTCGTGTTGGTGCGTTTGTCCCTCTCATGCTATCCCCTCCCCGTTAATTGTTGCGTGTTCAATCTTTGCCCAAGTTTTGTTTTTTAATTCCATCAAAATTAAACGCCTTGCCAATTGGCTAGTATTTAGGTCTAGTTCTTTGCAATATGCGTCTAAATCCCTTTTTTGATCTACTGACATCAGCAAACTAACATGAGCAAATCTCTCTTTTTTATTCATAATCCCCCCTCAAATCCATTCATGCTTTAAAGAATACCCATCATTAAATAAGCGATAACCAAGTTCGTGAACGAGGTGAAAGCCCATATCCATACCGCAACCGCCAACTTTATAACCATCTTTTGGGGGTTCTTCCCCAAATAGATAAGCAAAATACCCCGATAAGTAGATTTTTTTGTCATCTTTAAAGGTATATAGATCAATCCGTCTTTGCATTCCTGAACGGGAAACATGGCGTAGAACTGTATAAACAGTGTCATCAGGTTTTAAGATATTCAAAAGGGATTTTTTGGCTTGCTCTGCCATTAATCGCTTACCCTCTGCATTGGTTAGAATCTCGCACCCTTCCCAATTTTCGGGGTTAGTGGTCTGCATAATATGCCCGTCTTTTAGTCGAATGTATTTCATTTTTTATATCTCCAAGTTATTGATAAATAATTTCAATTTCTGAGCATTCCTGATTCAAGTAATCGGCACAATCAGGGCTATTGTTTTCGTTGAAAACCTGAACCGCATCATCCCTAGAAAATCCGCTATACATCACAAAGTAATCGAGGCATTCAGAATAGGAAACTTCCGATCCCTCAATAAAGTATGTTGCTTTCATAATTTAGACTCCTGTTAATTGATCTCATCAGTAAGGGCAAAACCCTTAGACCCCTTTCGGGGTTTCGATCTTAGGCGTCTGCCCATTGGTTTATTTTGGTTTTTTCGGTAGCGGATACAGTCAAGCCCTCAATAACGGGATAGGTATCAGTTCCGATACGATCATCATAAAAAGACCCACGCATTGTTGAATTGTGGTAAACCTCGCAATTTTCGTAAGGTATGCCGTTTTCATCACCACATACAAATCGGTCAGTAATTTTGCCTTTGCTTGCTTGGGTGTCGCTAGATGTTGCACCACTTTTAAAATGCATCTTTGCGTTAGGTTTGTCGCAGTCAAAACCCCAATAAGGTTTATAAGCAAATACCGCAACATTGGCTAATTTGCCGTCATTACATAACACTTTTTTAGATGTGATTCTATATACATAAATTCCCATAAATCCCCCTATAAATACAATACATCAATCAAAACTACATATTGCAACTATATGCCTTTGTTTATAAGGGTGTCAATACCTTTCACCTACTTTTTACTACTTTTTTATACTATGACATACCCTAATGTTTATCTATACAGTAATGGGTTTGCATACAGTAAAAAATAGGTATATGATTTGTTCTTATTAAATACCTACGATTTACCACTATTTCAGATAACCAAGATAAACCCAAAAAGACCGCAATTATTCCAATATGGCTAAGATCAGCAAGAGAGAGATTAAAGAGGGATTAGAGAATATTCCAATAGAGCAGATACTGCTAGGATCAGCCAATTCTAGAGAACTCACCCATAAACAAAAGACATTCGCTAAACAGGTCGCACTCGGTAAACCTAAAACAGTGGCTTATCGTATCGCCTATGACACTAAGGGAAAGAAATCTACTCAAGCCGTGAATGCTCATAAGGTATCAAATAACGACAATGTAAAGAATATGATCGAGGCATATAGTAGGGCATTTGAGGCGAGGGAATATCAAAAACCTGAAAGATTAAGGGAACTTGTAATACATCAGTTAACCGAACTAGCCCTAAACCCTGAGGTAAAGGACGCACAACGCATACGATCATTAGAACTATTGGGAAAGGTTAGCGAGGTCGGGGCATTCGTGGACAGGAAGGAAACACGGGTAATACATGAGAGTAGCAAGATCAAGGAAAGACTGCTAGACCAATTAAAGACAATCATTAATGTAGATGCCTCAGAGATTGACGAAGGGGAGAGTCTGCTCAGGGAATTATCAGGAAACGATCCGACAGAATCAGAACCCCAAGATCACGACCCCACCACCACCCGACCCCCCAAAAATAACCACGCCGAGCATGGGAACTATATACATAGTATTCCCAACACTCAATCCGCTCATATTGACAAACAGCCCTCGCAACCTACTGATTCTAAAAAAGAAAAAAGTGAAGTGGAAACGTTTCCACCTGATACCCCCCTTGAAGAATCTAAAGAAGAGGGGGTGGGGGGTACAAATTTAGGAAAAGAGAGTAAGGGCGAAGATATAGAAACACCCCCCGTCAATGTTTGGAAAGAAAAGGGGTAGGGGGGTATATTTTGGAAAAAGAGGAATTGGCTATACAGACACTTAAGTATCTTCTTAGGAATGATAAGGCTGCCCTGCTCCGTGTGATGAGTTCAATCAAGCGGGCGATTTGGGAAGAAGAGTCTAAATGCCTGGCGGAGAGGGTTATACAAAGGGCTAGGAAATGACGCCCCGCCAACAGGATATCTATCTGGTGATAGAGATGTGGTGGAAGAAGTATGGATATAGTCCTTCTATAGATGAGATCATGATGGTCTCTAAAGATAAGAGTAGGAGTAACGTTTCCCGTCTGATTAATGAGTTAGTTAATATCGGCGCCTGTAAGAAGATCCCAAATAAGCGGCGGACGTTAAGACCTTCTGGAATTAAGTTTAGGAACTTAAGTGACTTACTTGAATAAGCTAGAAAAACTAATAGCGCAAGCTCCCCCAGAAGAACAGGAAGAACTTCTTAAGACAGCCTTGGAGTACCGAGATTCTCTGATAAGAGAGAAGGCGGAGAAGAACTTTCTACCGTTTGTTAAACAGATGTGGCCCAGTTTTATAAATGGAAGACATCACAAGGTCATGGCTAAGAAATTTGAGGAGATTGTCAATGGAAAAACTAGACGCCTTATTATTAATATGCCTCCTCGTCATACTAAGTCTGAGTTTGCCTCCTTTCTTCTTCCTGCCTGGTTTTTAGGAAAGTACCCTGATAAAAAGATTATTCAGTGTTCTAATACTGCGGAATTAGCGGTCGGCTTTGGACGAAAGGTTAGGAACCTAGTGGGTTCAGAGATCTATTCAACAGTCTTCCCCAACGTAGGACTGAAGCAGGACTCCAAAGCAGCGGGGCGCTGGAATACTAATCATGGCGGGGAGTATTTTGCGATCGGGGTCGGGGGTACGGTTACAGGTAAAGGTGCTGATTTACTGATTATTGACGATCCACACTCAGAACAAGAGGCTGCGGTAGCGGCAACGAACCCAGAAATCTACGATAAAGTCTTTGAGTGGTACTCATCAGGTCCTCGTCAGCGTCTCCAGCCAGGCGGAAGCATCGTTGTTGTTATGACACGCTGGGCAAAACGGGATTTAACGGGAAGAATTGTCAAGAGTTGGATCGATAAAGACGGGGAAGAGTGGGAAATCATCGACTTTCCAGCAATTCTCCCCTCTGGAAACCCATTATGGCCCGAATTTTGGAGCTTAGAAGAGCTAGAAGCCCTAAGACTAGAGCTTCCGCTGTCAAAATGGAACGCCCAATACCAGCAACAGCCTACTTCGGAAGAAGGAGCCATCGTAAAACGGGAGTGGTGGAAGCTATGGACCAATGAAAGACCGCCAAAATGTAATTTTGTGATTCAGTCGTGGGATACCGCCTTCACAAAGAACGAAAGAAGCGACTACTCAGCCTGTACGACTTGGGGTGTCTTTTATATGAACGATAATGAGAGCGATCCCAACGTTATTTTGCTAGATGCGTTCAAAGAACGGATGGAATTCCCAGAACTAAAGGAGCGGGCGTACCAATATTATATGGAATGGGAGCCAGACGCCTTCGTTGTGGAGGCAAAAGCAGCAGGTTCCCCACTAATATATGAACTAAGACAGCGTGGAATACCAGTTCAAGAGTTTACTCCCACTAGGGGTAATGATAAGATAGCTCGTATTAATTCTGTGTCAGATCTGTTTGCGTCTGGGAAAGTGTGGGCGCCAGCAAAACGATGGGCGGAAGAAGTAATAGAAGAGATGGCAGCTTTTCCTAATTCAGAACACGATGACTTAGTGGACTCTAGTACACAGGCGTTAATTCGTTTTAGAAAAGGCGGGTTTATTCGTTTACAAACAGACGAACCAGACGAACCTATTTTATTTAGGCGTAAAGCAGCATATTACTAAGGAATATCATGATTGAGAAAAGTCTGTACCAAGCCCCAGTAGGGATTGATTCTATACCCACAGAACCTGATATTGAGATTGAGATCGAAGACCCAGAGTCAGTCAAAATTGGTATTGGCGGTATGGAGATTGAGATTGAACCTGCCGAACCTTCCGATAAAGACTTTGATGCAAACCTTGCTGAGTACATGAGTGAGGGTGATTTAACGGAGATTGCTGGTGATTTACTTGGAGACTTTGAAGACGACATTTCAGCCCGTAAAGACTGGATTCAGACCTATGTAGACGGACTTGAGTTGTTGGGTATGAAGATTGAAGAACGCTCCGAGCCTTGGGAAGGAGCCTGTGGTGTATATCACCCCCTCCTATCCGAAGCACTTGTTAAGTTCCAAGCCGAAACAATCATGGAGACTTTCCCAGCAGCGGGTCCTGTTAAGACTTTAATTGTTGGTAAAGAAACTCAAAAAAAGAAAGACGCTGCCCAGCGAGTTCAAGATGATATGAACTACCAGCTGACAGACGTTATGACGGAGTATCGCCCTGAACACGAAAGAATGATTTGGGGATTAGGACTCTCAGGTAACGCTTTTAAGAAAGTTTACTTTGACCCCGCCTTAGACCGCCAAGTGTCAATGTTTATCCCTGCCGAGGACATCGTTGTTCCTTATGGAGCTTCTAGTCTAGAGCAGTCCCCCCGTGTGACTCATGTCATGCGAAAGACTGAGAATGAAGTCAAGAGACTTCAGTTTGCTGGCTTTTACAAGGATGTAGACTTAGAGGAGCCTAGTGGGGCCTTAGATGAAGTTGAGAAAAAAATTGCTGAAAAGATGGGTTTTCGGGCAACTTCAGATGACCGTTACAAGCTCTTAGAAATGCACGTAGACCTAGACCTTCCAGGCTACGAAGATGAAGAAGACGGAGAAAAGACAGGCATCGCTCTTCCGTATGTCGTAACGATTGAAAAGGGTACACAGACTATTCTGTCTATCCGTAGAAATTGGAGACCCGAAGATGATACTCATCAAAAAAGGAATCACTTTGTCCATTATGGATATGTTCCAGGCTTTGGTTTTTATTGTTTTGGGCTTATCCACCTTGTCGGCGCTTTTGCTAAGTCTGGTACTTCTCTTATCAGACAGCTTGTGGACGCAGGCACATTATCGAATCTGCCAGGTGGCTTTAAAACCAGAGGTTTGCGAGTTAAAGGAGACGATACCCCGATTGCCCCAGGTGAATTTAGAGACGTAGATGTTCCTAGCGGAGCAATTAAAGATAACTTAATGACTCTTCCTTACAAGGAACCCAGTCAGGTCTTGTATTCCTTGCTAGGTACGATTGTAGAAGAAGGACGAAGATTCGCCTCCGCTGGTGATATGAAGATTGCGGATATGTCGGCTAATGCCCCAGTGGGGACGACTTTAGCAATTCTAGAAAGAACCCTAAAAGTCATGTCTGCGGTGCAGTCCCGTATTCATTACTCGATGAAACAGGAGTTAAAACTTTTAAAAGAGATTATTCGAGATTACACCCCAGAGGAGTATGACTATGAACCTGAGGAAGGCAGCCCTCGCGCGAAACAGTCGGATTATGACTTGGTCACGGTCATTCCTGTCAGTGATCCTAATGCAGCAACGATGGCGCAAAAGATCGTACAGTACCAAGCAGTTCTCCAACTGGCCCAAGGTGCGCCACAGATTTATAATCTACCCCAACTACACAGGCAGATGCTCGATGTCTTGGGAATCCGCAACGCCCAGAAGCTTATACCGTTGGAAGACGACAAAAAGCCCAAAGATCCTATTTCGGAAAACATGGACGTATTGATGGGCAAGCCTTTAAAAGCCTTTATCTACCAAGATCAAGACGCCCATATCATGGCTCATACGAACTTCCTACAAGATCCAACCACCGCGGCTGTTATTGGGCAAAACCCCATGGCAAATCAAATCACGTCTGGGTTACAGGCTCACATTGCTGAACACTTCGGCTTTAAGTACCGCCAGATGATCGAGCAACAGTTGGGTGCGCCATTACCTTATCTTAAGGATGAGGAAGACACGATCCCTGAAGAGTACGAAGTCCAGATCTCCCGTCTGGTGGCTCAAGCCTCCATTCAACTTCTTCAACAAAATCAAGCTCAAGCCGCCCAACAGCAGGCTCAACAACAAATGCAGGATCCAATCATCCAAATGCAAATGCAAGAGCTTCAAATTAAGCAGCAGGAAGTTCAACGTAAGATCGAGAAGGATCAAATGGACGCCACTCTACGACAAGAGCAGTTGAACATTGACCGTGAGCGGGTTGAAATCCAAGGCGAATTAGAAGGCACGAAGCTAGGAGCCAAGATCGCCAAAGAAAAAGACGAGATGAACAGAAAAGAACAGATCGAAGGTACGAAGATGGGCATCGACATGGCTCATAAGAAAGACCAGACAAATGTTCAAAAAGTCCAAGTCTTAGCTCAAATGATGAAAGGTAAACAATGACAGAAATAGACGTTTTAATGGGTCAGATAGACGAAAAAGCTGACCAATTAAAGGATGCTGTGGTGGTTGGCAATATGGATCACATACAGTATCAACGAGTTTGCGGAGAGATTAGAGGTCTGCTCATTGCAAAGGGTTACATATTAGACCTCAAAGACAAAATGGAGAGAATGAATGACTGAATTACTAATCGGATCGACCACCGATGATGTAAACGATATTACCGTATTGCCTGAGACGGACGAAGAGAAGGCAAAACAACTACCTAAACCATCTGGATATCGCATTTTATGTGCCATCCCAGACGTGGAGCGGGAGTATGAAGGCGGCATCATAAAGACAGACGAAGCTGTCCGATTTGATGAACTTTTAACAACAGTCCTATTTGTAGTTGATTTAGGACCTGATTGCTATAAAGACAAAGACCGTTTTCCCAGTGGAGCTTGGTGTAAAAAAGGAGACTTTGTCCTTGTACGCCCCAACGCTGGAACTCGTTTAGTAATCCATGGGCGTGAATTCCGCATTATCAACGATGATTCTGTAGAAGGCATAGTAGACGACCCCCGTGGTATTAAACGTAAATAGGAGCCATAAATGTCTGAAAACAAACAAGAAATGAAAGATTACACCTTTCCAGATGAGGAAAAGATCGATATCGAGGTGGAAGACGACACCCCACCAGAAGATAAAGGTAAGACCAAATCTCAACCTGAGTATGTAGAAAGTCTCGAAAAAGACGAATTAGAAGAATACTCAGACGATGTAAAGCAAAAAATCGCTGGCTTTAAAAAGATTTACCATGATGAAAGACGGGAAAAAGAACAGGCTTTGCGAGAGCAGCAAGAAGCCATTTCCATTGCCCAAAAGCTTTATGAGGAAAACAAAGCCCTCAAAGGTAAAGTCAATAACAGCGAAAAGGTAGCCGTTGATTCCTTTAAGACTTCCGCAGAGCGTGAATTAGATATGGCAAAGCGGGAATATAAGGATGCGTATGAGTCGGGTGATGCCGATAAACTAGTGGACGCTCAAGAAAAAATGACGTCCGCTAAGATGAAGATGGAAAAAGCTTCTAACTACGCTGAAAATATTAATCATCGGGCCTCTTTACAAGAAGAGGAAAATGATGTAAAAATACCGCAACAGTCTGAAAAACCTGTTCGTGACCAAAAAGCTTCGGCTTGGCAAGAGCGAAACTCTTGGTTTGGTCAAGATGATGAGATGACGAGTCTCGCCCTTGGTTTGCACGAAAAGCTAGTCAAGGAAAATGGGATGGCTTACGCCACGACTGACGAGTATTACAAACGTATTGACGAAACAATACGCAGACGATTCCCCGAAAATTTCGAGGACGTAGAAGACGAAAAACCTCGTTCGAAACCGAGTACTGTAGTCGCTCCAGCAAGTCGTAGCACATCTTCGAAAAAGATAAAGCTGACTACTTCGCAGCAAAATATCGCTAAGAAGTTGGGACTTACAAATGAGCAATACGCCCGTGAACTTTTAAAAATGGAGAATTAAAATGACTAAGAAATTAGATAGAGAATCAGAAACCCGTGCAACAAGCGAACGTCCTACGCAGTGGGCGCCAGCAGAATTGCTGCCTGAACCCGACAAACAGGCTGGGTATTCGTATAGATGGATTCGTACTTCAACGCTGAATCAAGCGGATCCCCGCAATCTCTCTGGGAAACTAAGAGAAGGCTGGGAACCTGTAGGAATTGAAGAACAACCCAAGTTTCAACTGCTAGTTGATCCCAATAGTCGCTTTAAAGACAACATTGAGATCGGCGGATTATTGCTTTGCAAGACGCCCGAAGAGTTTGTTGCTCAACGTAAT